AAAGGGGTAACACCACCCCCGAAAATGGGGGTAGGACCACCCCCAAAAAAGGGGGGTCACATAAATACAAAAAACAAAAAACAAATATCTACTAACGTAGATATTAATACAGTGCACGAAAAAACAGCGAAAAAACCGACCAAGCACGAAGCCGATTTAGCACTGTTGGCAGAGCATGGAATCGAGGGGCAAATTGCTGAAGACTTTTTGACAATCCGAAAAGCAAAACGCCAGCCGCTGACAGAAACGGCTATGCGCCTGATTGCAAGTGAGGCTCAAAAAGTTGGCATGACGGCATTTCAGGCGGTGATGTTTTCCATTGGCAACGGCTGGGGAAGTTTCCGCGCGGATTGGGTTCGAAATAAAACCTTTGGCAAACAGTCAAGCGGAAATGGTGGCTTAACCCACAACATGACGGCTGATGTACTGGACGGCAAAAAATACGGCGATCAGCCGACAACGGATTTCTAAGGGGGTGGATATGGCTTTGAAAAGTACCGCCGATTTTTTAAAAAACTATGGCAATGCCAAAACGGAAACACGCAAATGCACGGAGCATGGCGAGTATTTGGCGAAAAGTGTTTTTCGCAACGTTTGGACTGGTTGCCCGGTTTGCGGAAAGCTGAAAGCGGCAAAGGAAGCGGTTGAATATGCCGAACGCCTTGTCAGCGAATTAAAGCAGGACGAAATGTCAAAACGCATTGGCCGCTCAGGCATTGCCGAACGGTTTAAAAACTGCCGAATTGAAAATTTCCAGGTCGATGAAAGCGTGATCGGAATGGCAAGAGCAAAAGCTGCCGCCGCCGACTATGCGGAAAACTTCGATGACGTTTTGCAGACTGGCCGGAACATGATTTTTTCAGGCAAGCGTGGCACTGGGAAAAATCACTTGGCTTGCGGCATTGCTCACCAAGTTATCGAATCTGGGCGCAGTGCAGTGGTAATTACTGTCGGCGATATGTTGCAGACCGTAAAGGACAGTTTCAACGGCGGAAGCGAAAAAGAGGCTGTTGGAACGTTTGTAAAACCTGATTTGCTGGTGCTTGATGAATTTGGCGCGGGCAACCTGTCTGAAACGGATGGTCGGATTTTGTTTTCTGTCATCAACGGTCGATACGAGCGGCTTATGCCAACGCTGGTGTTGACTAACTTGTCGGCTAAAGATTTCCGCGAAAACGTTGATGCCCGAATCAGAGACCGATTGAGAGACGGCGGCGGCAAGTTGATACCGTTTGACTGGGATAGTTACCGTGCGTGAAACATGCTTTTACTGCAAATACGCAAACTTCCAATCAGAGGCCAATACGCCGATGAGAGGATTTGCAAAATGCGAGAAATCGCAAACGTCTGAGCAACGGGCGAGCTTCTATCACGGAGGCTACAAGTGCGACAAGGGCGATTACTGGAGCGGCGGAAGTGCTTTTCAGCCAGCCGATGAAATCGTGATACAGAAACGGCGCGAAAAGTTTGAAGAATGGCGCAACAAAAGGAAATGAGAAATGAGAATTTTAGCTTTATTTGACGACGGGAATGGAAGCGTAAAAAAAGCACTGCCTGAGCATGATGTAGTGTCGGTAGGGATTGGAAACGCCGATATTGTGATGGATTTATCAGACTTGAAGAATATTAAAAAGCTGGTCGATATGC